GCAGACGTGGAATAACGGCGCGGTGACGTTCACCGGGCTGAAGCTCAACGTCACCGATACGGCGAGTGCAGCAGCGTCAAAGGTTTTTGACTTTCAAGTTGGAGGGTCAAGCGTCGTAAACGCAACGCGCGGCGGGCTACTACTTGCGTCTGGCGGATTTACGATCAATGGAAATGCAAACGCCAAGATTACCAACCCCGGCGACGGCCAGTGGCAGTTCGGATTGGATGGCGATAGCGATGCTGTTCTTATCGGCAATTCAGGTGTTGTCGTGGACAGTGGAAAAGCGGTTTCTTGGTCTTCAACAGCATCATCGACTGGAACCCCAGATGTCAACTTGTACCGCGACGCCGCCAACGCCCTAGCCCAACGCAACAGCACCAACGCCCAAACCACCCGCGTCTACAACACCTACACCGACTCCTCGAACTACGAGCGCCTGACGCTCTCTCCGGGGGCTGCGTCTGGCTGGATGCGGGTCGGGCCGGAGACGGCAGGCACGGGCGCCGACAACATCGGTTTGGCGGTCGGCCCCACAGGTACAGGCGCCTTGTCTGCGCATGTACCCGATAGCGGCACGGGCGGCGGCAACGCGCGCGGCGCGTATGCGGTTGACTGGCAGTTGACGCGCGGCCTCGCGACTCGTGTCGCCAGCGGAGCGCGTTCGACCATCGCGGGCGGTACGCAGAACACTGCGTCCAACGACGACGCGACGGTCGGAGGCGGCTACTTCAACACCGCTTCCGGGGAGCGCGCGGTGATCGCCGGCGGCTATCAGGGCATCGCATCCGGCACGCAGGCCACGGTCGGCGGCGGCTATGGCAACACGGCGTCCGCGCAGGGTACGACCATTGCTGGCGGCGAGGGCAACATCGCGTCGGTAATGCAATCGGCCGTCCTTGGCGGCGCGACCAACACCGCCAGTGCGACGCGCTCCACGGTCGGCGGCGGCTACACCAACACGGCGAGCGGCGCGCACTCCGGCGTGCTTGGGGGTGAGTCGAACACGTCCAGCGGCGCGCACTCGGCGGTCGGCGGGGGGCACACCAACACCGCCGGCGGCACCTATTCGTGGATCCCCGGCGGCTACCAAGCAACCACCCGCGGGCTCTCCGGTGCTTACGCGTATTCCGCCGGGCAGCGGTCCGCGCAGGGTGACGCACAGGTCATAGGGCAGCCGGTGCGGCGCACAACGACCGATGCGACGCCGGTCAGTCTGTCCACCAACGGCAGCGCGCCTGCGGCCGGGACCGCGATGGTCATCCCCGACGGCGCGGTCATGCATTGCAAGGCAACGGTGGCGGCGAAGCCGTCAGCTTCGATCACCGACGGCATCGGAGCGACGTCTGAAGCGAGTTTCTACCGCAGCGGCACGACCACAGCGCTTCTGAGCACGCCGATCAACGTCATCCACGGGACCAATGCGCTGGCGCTCAACGTGTCGCTGGTAGCCAATAACACCCTCGAATCCGCCGAGATCGAAGTCACCGGCAAGGCGGCAACCACCATCTACTGGGCGGGCGAGCTGAAGTGCGTGCAGGTGCTCTGACCCACCTTCCATAGGAGTTCGACATGGCTACCCTCTCCCTCGTCATCGCCGGCCCCAACGTCGGCAACTACAACTTCACCGTCGAGCTGCCGGACGCGCAGGCTGCCCGGATCCTCTCATGGGGTGGCGCAACCCAAGGCCCGGTGACTGAGGACGTCAATGGCGTCCCGACCCAGCGCGCCCGCACGCCGCAGGAGGTCGTGGACGGCATCGCCGAGGGCTTCCTCTCGGGCACACTGGCGAACGTGCATCGCTGGGAGCGCGAGAGCGCCGAGGCCGCCGCCCGCGCGTCACTCCCGCCGGCCATCGAGCCGGTCCGGGTCACCCCCTAACCCGATCAGGAGTAAGACCATGGGCCAGATCACCCTGCTCTCCCCGACGACGGCCGATAGCGCTGCCGTCATCGCGGACGCGACCCGCTACAAGTTCGTCACCGTTAGCGCTGACGATCTCGGAACCGGGGAGTCAATCCCTATCCAGATGATCGCAGGCGGCGTCGGCATCACGGTGGCGGACCCGGCAACGGGCACCGCGATTGCGCTTACCCCCAGCCTCCCTGCAGTGCAGCTGGCCGGCGGGGCGGTCTACCTGCTTGACAAGCCGGAAACCACGGGCTTTTGCGGTATCTACATGGACACCGGCCCCGGGATCAACTCGTGACCTGATGGCACTTCTCGACAACATCCAGCTGTCCGATGCGCTGACGACCGAGATCTGCGAGTGGCTGATCTCGGGCCAGCCGTTGGCCGAGTACTGTTCGACGCCGGGCAAGCCTTCGCTGGGGCAGATCAGCAAGTGGCGGTTCGAGAACGACATCTTCGCCAAGCGCTTCGCCCAAGCGCGCGACATCGGGTTCGACTCGATGGCGGAGCGCCTGCGCACGACCGTGCGCGGCGGCACCGGGTCGTCGCAGGACTGGAAGCGGGACCGCCTGATCGCCGAGACCGAGCTGAAGCTGCTGGCCGCGTGGGCGCCGAAGCGCTACGGCGCCCGCATCGAGAACGAGCAGAGCCTCGGCAACATGGACGTCGGCGAGCTGGGCGCACGCGTGGGCATGCTGCTGGACAAGGCGCTGCAGGCGCTCGCCGGCGCGCCGCCGTCCAAAGCCTCGCACATGGAGTCGCCGATGCCGGCGAAGCCGACGGCCAAGCTGCCGCCCGAGGCCGACTTCCTCACCGACCACAAGCGCGAGGTGCTCGCGCGGACGCCGCCGGTGCCCGGCGGCAAGGCCGCCCCCAAGGGGCGCGCGAAGGCAGTCAAGGCCGCGGTGCAGGCAGCACTGGATGAACCGCAGACGTCACCAGCGGAGGACGCGGAGGACCGCTGGTGAGCATGCAGGCGGTCGAGCGGTTTCGCTCACTTCCGGCCGACATCCGCGCCGCCGCCCTCGGGCAGCTGGACGACGAGGAACGGGCCGAGCTTCTCTTTGCGCTGGACGCGATCAGCTACACCTACGACCGCACCCTGATCCAGCGGATGTACCCCGACTCCGGGCCGTACTCGCGCGACAAGTACCTCAAGCAGCTGGAGTTCTACGAGCTGGGGGCGACCTACCAGTTCCGCGCGCTGCTGGGCGGCAACGGCGCAGGCAAGACCGTCTGCGGCGGCGTGGAGCTGGTCTACCACGCGACGGGGGAGTACCCCCACTGGTGGACCGGGCACCGTTTCAAGCACCCCATCCGGGCGTGGGTGGCAGGCGACACCATCAACACGGTGCGCGACATCATCCAGCCGAAGCTGATGGGCGAGGATGGCCTGCAGGGCACGGGGCTGTTTCCGGCCAAGAGCATCTTCAAGGTGGTCTACCGGCAGAACACCAACGGCGGTTTGGACTGGATTTTGATCCGGCACAAGACCGGCGGGCTGTCGAAAATCGTTTTTAAGTCGTACGACCAAGGTCGGAAGACGTTTCAGGGCGCCGAGCCGCACTTCATCTGGCTCGACGAAGAGTGCCCGATGGACATCTACCTCGAATGCGTCCATCGATTCCGCGGATCGGCCAACGAAGGCCGCCTGATTCTCACATTTACGCCCCTGAAGGGCGTCACCGACGTCGTAAAGCTGTTCGTGCCTCAATTTTCAGGCTCTGCATCGCGCTCCGACAGCGGCGAAGCGAGTCGAGCCTACGTTCTGTGCGGCTGGGAGGACGTTCCCCACCTCACCGAGGCGGAAAAACGCATCAAATTGGCCAACACGATGCCCTACGAGCGCGAAGCGCGCATGCGAGGCATCCCGTCAGTCGGTCGAGGGAGGATTTTCACCGTGGAAGAGGAGTTTTTCGTCGTTCGCCCGTTCCAAATCCCGCCAAGCTGGCCACTTATCTACGGCGCGGACTTCGGTTTCGGCGCGGAGGGCGACGAAACGACCGGAACGGCGGTCGTTTGGGGTGCGTGGGATCAGTCTTCGGACACCTGCTACATCACCGACGAGTATTTCCGCCATCAGGCGCCACCGGCGGTCCACGCAGCGGCTATCAAGGCCAAAGGGGAGTGGATTCAGGGCGTCGGCGACTACTCCGGCAAGACGATGGAGGGTCAAAAGACCATCGACCTCTATCGGCAGCTTGGTTTGAAGATCGTCAACGCCGACAAGTCGGTCTACGCCGGCTTGCAGCTGATGACCCAGATGCTCAACGAAGGCCGCCTGCGCGTGTTCTCCACTTGCCAGAAGTGGCTGGAGGAATACAGGCTCTATTCGTTCAACGAACGCCAAGAAGTCATCAAGCAACGCGACCACCTGATGGACGCCACGCGCTACCTCCTGATGGCCGACCGCCATCGGGCCACCACCCGCCCCATTCCGAGGGGCCGTGCGAAGACTTCGCCGGAGACCTTCGGACTCTACAGAAGGACTACATGAGATGGGATCGCCGATCAGTTTCCTCACTTCCTTTCCCCCCGGCCAGAAGCGTGAACTGGCCGCGGCCCTCAAGCTCTGCCGTCGTCGCGTTGACCAGAGCCTGACGTCCACCACGCTCAGTTCCGGCACTGCCACGGCTGTGGCGACGCTCGTCGCGCCGGCGGCGGAGGTTGGCATCGGGACCGTGCTGCACTTGCAGGTTGCGGGCACCATCCGCAACAACACGGGGGCTACGACCAACGCAACCATCGGGTTCTTGCTCGAAGACAACGGGCTCGACCTGCACAACGACACGGTCCCCGCAGCTGACGTTCCGGACGCGGCCGGCACCGAGTCCGTTCCGTTCCTCTACGAGGCGCGGATCATGTACGCAACCCCGACCTCGGTCGTGGTGTCTGGGCGCCTGCTGATTGGTGCGTTCGACCAGACCGAAGCGGACACCGGCACGGGGCAGTTCGAGACGACCGCGATGCTGTCCGGCCCGTTCGTCAGCACTTCTTCGTCCGGCCAGATCGCGGCCGATCACCGGATCACGCTGACGGTAGACCTCGGATCTGCCGCCGGGGCGGACTTCGACATGACGGTGCTGGCGGCCAACCTCTGGGCTGAGTAACCCGTGGACTCCATCGTCATCGCGGAAGTCGAAGAGATCGATCCGGCGGAGGAGATCCGCCGGATCGCCATGCTTCCGGGAGAAGAGCTGGAGGCGCTTGCCCCCATGCTCTCCCCGGAGCTGCTCCAGATGGCGATGGAGCTTCGCGACGAGCTGAAGGCCAAGCGCGCGCAGGCACTGCGCGACTTGGTCAAGCGGCTTGAAGACGAGAAGCTCGCGCCGATCATCCGGGCCAAGCGCCCCATCGAGGCCCGCTGGGCCGAGGATGACCGGCAGTATTACGGCTTCGACCGCAGGCCGGAGAAGAGGGCCGACCGCCAAGGCGTGCCGGCCGAGTCCGGCAGCGACGAAGAGGCGGTCCCGCCGGCGCTCAACCTGACGGCGCCGCGCACCAACACATGGACCGCGCGCATCGTCAACATGACGTGCCCCGGCGCCGTGCTGCCGGGCGAGGTGGTCCCGACCCCCGACCCGACGATGGCCAACGCACCGGCGCCAATGGCTCCGCCGATGCCCGTCCAAGGGGGTGAGTTCGGTTCACCCCCTCCGATGCCCGGGCAGACTGCGCCGCCGGTCGAGAGCTCCGTTGAGCGGCGCGCGGCCGATGCCGCGTTCCGCATGAATCGCGTCATCAAGGACCAGTTCGCCGAGTGCAAGCTCCCGCGCGAGGTCCGCAAGGCTGCGGCGTTCCTGTGTCGCTGGGGTGTCGGCGTACTCGCCGGCCCGTTCCAGATGCGGCCGAAGCGCGTGCGCTTCCGCCCGCTGACCGGCCCGGATGGCGAGCCGATTTACGCGCCGGTGATGGCGACGCAGGTCAAGCCGATCTGGCGCCACGTCAACCCGCGGCATTTCTTCCCTGAGATGGTGTCGGACATCGCCGACGCCTCCTACGCGTTCGAGTTGATGCTGCTGACCCAGCGCGAGCTGGCCGACCTGCGCGACACGCCCGGGTTCGAGGCCTACCGCGAAGGGTTCGACAAGCTGCTGGCTAAGGAGTACCAGCCGGCGGTGCGCGGCGAGATCGCGTCCAGCCTGACCCAATGGAACAGCACCAGCCCCTGCAAGGAAGCGACCGAGAACCGCCTCGCGGTCTGGCGCTTCTTCGGCTACCTCGACAAGAAGGATATGGAGGTCTGCGGCTGCGACCTCGAAGGCTACGACGCCCTGCCGGATACCCCGCCCCCGCTGGTCGAGCTGTGGTTCTGCGACGGCGAGATGCTGCGCGCGGACACGATGATCCCCGAGGGCACGGCGCGGCTGCCGTACTACGTCACCTCGCTGTTCCCGGTGGACGACACCATGTTCGGCGGCGGCATCCCGTACGCCGGGCGCGACGCGCAGGCGTCGATCAACGCCCTGTGGCGCGCGGCGCAGCACAACGCTGTCGTCACCGCCGGCCCGCAGATCGGCTATCAGGACGGCGTCGCCGAGCCGACCGACGGCGACTACCGCATCCGCGGGCCGAAGACGTGGCGCATTCTGGCGGCGGACAAGAAGATCGACGACGTCCTGTCGCAGCTGGTCCTCGGCAACAACGCCGAGCAGTACATCCAGCTGCTGCAGCTGCGCATGCAGATGTTTGACGAGGAGATCAACCTGCCGCTGATCGCGCAGGGCCAGCCGGACGCGGCCACGCCGACGTCCAGCGGGCTCACGATGCAGATGCGCGCGGCGTCGGTGGCCATCCTCAACGTGGGGCAGAACTGCGAAGACGGCTGGGTCACCCCGCTCTTCGAGTCGGCCTACCACCACAACATGGTCCACCACCCGGACCCGAGCATCAAGGGTGACTTCGATTGCATCTCGAAGCTCGTCAGCGACAGCGTGATGCGCGAGATCAAGGCCCAGAACCTGCTGGTGCTGGCCAACATGCGCAAGGACGATCCGGACCTCAACGCCCGGATCAACCCCGATACCTTCTACCCTCGTCTGACCACGGCGCTGGAGCAGGATGCGGATCTGTTCCTGACCGAGACGCAGCTGCAGGAGAAGCAGGCCAACATGCCGCCGCCTCCGCCGGATCCGAAGGTTCTGGCCATCGAGGCGCAGCAGAGGCAGTTCGAGATGGAGATGCAGTGGCGGCAGATGGATCGCCAGCTCGACCATCAAGAGCGCATGCGCGAGCTGGACATTCGCGAGCGCGAAGCGGAATCCCGCGACCGCGTCGCCATGATGTCGTTGCAGGCCAAGGTGGCCGAGCTGGCCGACAGCCACGAGATCACGGTCGCCGAGATGCAGCAGCGCCTCGGGCTGGAGATGGAGCGCGAAGGCACCAAGCGCGCCCAGATCGCGGCCGGCGCCGCGGCCAAGGATCGTGAGCTGGGCGTCAAGGCCCGCATCAAGGCTGAAGAGCTGGCGCAGCGTGACGCCGAGAACCGACTCGAAGTGCAGGTCGAAGCCCCGAATCCGCGAATGGCATGAAGACCCGAATCGACCCCCTGTCGCAAGACTGGCAGCTGGCTGCGGAGCACATGCAGCAGCTGCTGGAGAAAGACCGCAAGGCGTTGGAAACGGCGCAGGACAAGAGCGTCATCACCCTGCAGGCCCGCATTGCCTTGCTGCGGACCCTGCTGGACCTCCCCCACATGAGCCGACCGGCGCCGGTGGCGCCGCTTGGTTTTGAGAGCAACCACAATGGCTGACCAAGACGACGACCTGCTGGAACAAGTAGCCCGCCAACTCGAAGCCCGCAAGGGCGGCGAACTGGCGTCTTCCCGCCCGCCGGAAACGGACCCGCATGTGACGGGCACCGGCGAGCCGCCCGCCGAGCCCGCGGCGCCGCAGGCGACGAGCGAGCCGCCCGTCGAGCCCGCACCGGCCGCCGATGGCGGGTCGCCGCCGTCAGCCGAGCCGGGCGAACCCGCGTGGCTTGCCAGCCTGCCGCCCGAGGCGCAGGAGCAGTTCCAGCGCCTGCGCAACGACAGCGCCGAGGCGCAGCGGATCCGGACCGAGCTTCAGCAGCTGCAGGCCAACTACGGCTCCTTGTACAACCGGCTGGCGCCGACCCAGCGCGAGCTGGACCAGCTGCGTCGGCAGGTGCAGGCCCGCCCGCAGAGCGCCGAGCCGCCGGCCCCGACGCTGTCAATGGAGGCGTGGTTCAAACGCCTGCCGAAGGCGACGCAGGAGTTCTACTCCCAGTACCCCGAGGACCGCGATGCGGCCTTCGAGGCCGCGCGCGCCGCGGTCGAAAGTGTCGCCGCCCACCTGCGCAACGAGACCGAGGAGCGCTTCTCCCGCATGCGCGTGGAGAACGAACGCCAGCAGCTCGCGGCGCGCCACCCCGACTTCCATCAGTACGTCCAGCGGCAGGATCCGCGCACCGGCCAGTGGGTCAACCCCACGCCGCAGGCGCAGGACTACTGGGGCTGGGTCTCTCGCCAGCCGGAGTCGATCCAAGCGCTGGCTATGGGGCAGACGGCGGCCGAGAACGCCGACGCCCTCACCCTCTACAAGTGGGAGAAGGACAACCCGGCCTTCCACACCACGCTCCAGATGGAGCCGTTCCAGCGCTGGGCCGCAGCCATGCCGCCCCGCTTGACCGAGATGGTCTACTCCCCCAATCTTGACGAGCGCCTCACCGTACTTTCGTACTTCTGGCGGGACTACGAAGAGGCAAATCGCGGAGCTGCGCCGCCGACCCCCGAGGCGACTGCAGCCCAGCAACTCGCGGCTCGCCGCGAGCGACAGGCGGAACGCATCGCGCCATCACCCCGGGGAACGCCAGCGCCGGCTTCGACCGCCGCAGGGACGTTCGACGAGGATGCCGCGATTGAGGACGTCTTCCAGCGACTGAAAAGCCGCGGGCATCGGGGATAACCCTCAATCGCACATGGAGCGAATGCTATGAGCATGACTCTGTATCACAATGGCTACAACCCGTCGAACAGCACCGAGCAGTATGCGGTGATGCTGGAAATGCTGGAGCGCGCCGAGGCCGACAACGTCCTCGACATCGCGTTCAGCGAGGTCACCCACGCCAAGAAGAAGGGCCGTTCGGTCCGCTTCTCGCGCTGGGCGATCCCGTCCACCAACACCAACCCGGTCGCCGAAGGCATCAACAACGCCGCGCGCTCGCTGGTGCCGGAAGACGTCTTCGTCACCATCGACGAATACTCCGAGACCTTCGCCTACTCGTCGCAGGCTGCGGACCTCGATCCGCTGGACTACGCCAAGGGCGTCGCCGAGGTCGGCTACGATCTGGTCAAGCTGGACCGCACCGCGATCCGCTGGGCCACGATGATCGCGGGCACCCAGCGCATCTACAACTCGTCCGCGCACACCCTGCGCACGCAGGTCAACGGCGTCATCACCGGCGGCCGTCTGGATCAGGCGATCACGATCCTGCGCAGCGCCAAGGCGAAGCCCTACAGCGACCTCAAGCTGGGCAGCAACCGCATCGGCACGACCGGCTTGATGCCGTCGTTCCTCGCGTTCGCCCACGAGCACCTGCGTCCGGACTTCGAGAAGATCCCGGGCTGGCAGCCGGCGTCGCAGTACCCGTCCGACATCCGCCTGAACGCCTACGAGGCGGGCTCGCTGGCGTCGGGCCGCCTGCGCGTGATCCTGTCGCCGGAGCTGGAGCCGGTCGCTGACGCGGGCGCCTCGAAGGGCTCCGCGAACCTGCGTTCGACCAGCGGCACGAGCGTGGACGTGTACCCCATCGTGATCGTCGGCAAGTACGCCCTGAAGTCCCTGTCGCTCCGCGGCAGCGGCACTCGCGGGTCGGGCAACCTCGACACGTACACGATCAATGGCCCGGACCGCGTGGATCCGGCGAACCTCACCCGGTACTGGAGCGCTCACTGGTACGACGCGAACTTCATCGCCCACGAGCTGTGGATGATTCGCGTCGAAGTCGCCTGCACCGCGGCCTACCAGTAATCCAACCAACCCATAGAGGGGCGGGCCTCCCGCCCCTCTAACTGAGGAGAGATTCAAATGGCAAATGCTCACTACTACGCCTCGGGGTTCCAGTCGAACGGCACTGCTACCGCGGCGCCGACCGACTACTACGGCACCATTCCGCGTCTTCAGCCGGGGCAGCTGGGCTTCTTTGACGCGGTGCTGGCCGCGCCGTCGGCGGTGCTGGCGACCACCGATACCTGCTACCTCGCGCGCATGCCGGCCGGGCATATCCCGTTGAAGGTCGAGCTGGATCTGGACGGGGATCTCGATACCAGCGCCAACACGCTGGCCGTCAAGATTGGCACCACGGCGGACGATGACCTCGTTGTCGCGGCAGCCGTCATCGGCAACGGGGATCGGCACTACGAGTTCCCGACCAATACGGCTGGCGGTGAAGCCTATGGCAACACCACGTCCGCCAAGGCGTTGCGTACCACCGCAGCCCCGTCGTCGGATTACAACCTGCTGATGGTCCCGACGGCCGCGGCCACCACCAGCTCCACGGGTACGACCTACATCCGCGTGTGGTACGGCGTCCCGGTCACCGTGCTGGATGACAACGACGGCCCGGCTGCCGTCACCGGCAACCAGTAACACCCTGCTGTGAAGTGACAACCGGGGCTGCCGGCCGCGAGGCCGCCAGCCCCATCTTCCAAACCACCGAGGATTCAAGATGACGCCCGAAGAGATCAGCGCCAAGCTGCCGGAATGGCTCGCAGCCAACTTCGCCGGCCGCAGCAAGCCCGAGCTGCGCATGGTTTGCCAGCACTTGGAGATTGGAGTGTCCCCGTCGGACTCCATCGACTCCATGACGCGCAAGCTGCTGCAGCACTACGACCGCTGGGACACCGGCGTCGATGGATCCACGCCGGCTCGCGCCAGCGCGCTGGTGGATCTGGAAGCCCGCATTTCCGCCGGGGTGAAGCGTGCGACGAAGGTCAAGCCTGCCGCCGCTTCGACCGGCCCGGTCCCGTTCGGCTCCGGCAACCGCCGGCCGCCGCGCCTCACCAGCCTGAGCAAATGGGAAGGCCAGCGCTTCCGCATCCGCGTCCTGCCGCAGGACCAGCAGCGCGGCGGCGCCCGTCGCATCCCGGTCGGCTGGGAGGGCGAGGTCTTCATGCTCGACCCGAAGCTGCCGTATCAGGACGTTCCGGCACCGATCTTCTACAACGTCGCCGACTCGCAGGCCCGTCAGCTGATCATGGAGTGGAACAGCCAGACCAAGGAGATGGACCGGAATTGGCACGTTTATGCCCGTTTCCCGATCCAGTTCATGGGTCCGACCCCGGGCACCGAGCACCTGCCGGCGAGCCTGAGCGAATGGCTGCAGCGCGACGCGCAGGCGCACGACCTCTACGCCAACGAAGGCCGCGACACGCTGGAGCGCGTCTGGGGCATGTTGACCGACGGCGCCCGGCCGAATGACCGCGACCGCGACCGCGAGATCGGCTACTGGCGCCGCGAAATCCTGCAGCTTCTGGGGTTGACGCCCGAGCAGCTGGAGCCGCAGGAAGAAGCCGCGTGAACATCCTCGCCATCGCCAAGCGCGTCCACCTGCTGACCGGACTGGGCTCTCGCGGCAACACCGCGAAGCCCGGCACGGTGCCGACGACGCTGGCCGGCCAGACCGACGAGCTTGCAGAGCTGGTCGAGTGGGTGCTGATGGCGCTGACCAACTTCCAGACGATGTACAAGTGGGGCTGGCTGATCCAGCAGGGCATGCTGGCCTTCACGTCTGGTGTCTCGACGGTCGTTCCGACGGCCGGGCTGACCAACTATCGGGACTGGATTCCGTTCAAGCAGGGCGGGCGGCGATACGTGCTGCGAGGCTCGAATCTCCTGACTTCCGGCGATTTCAGCAGCGCCAGCGCGTGGACGGCGGGCGCCGGCTGGGCCGTAGCCAACAGCATCGCCACAGGCACTACGGCCAGCTCCACGCTGGCCGCCGCGGCTTCAGTGACCTCCGGAACGACCTACCGGGTCCAGTACACGATCACCCGCACGGCTGGCAGCATCCAACCTTCGCTCGCAGGGGTTAACGGAACGTCGCGCTCGGCATCGGGCACCTACACCGACGACATCACCGTGGCGACGTCCGGGGCTTCGACCTTGGTCTTCACCGGCACCAGCTTCACCGGGACGGTGGACGACGTCATCCTGACTGCCGCCAGTGGCGTGGCAGAGCTGCCGGTCTACTTCATGGAGTACGCCGACTTCCGCGGCCTGCGCGACCGCTCCCCGGTCGCCAGCGGTGCGCCAATGTACTTCACGATCCGCCCAGACCAAACGTGGGAGGTTTACCCGACCCCCGACGCCAACTACGCACTGAAGCTCGATTACCTCTGCAAGCCGAAGATCTACACGACCTCCGACGACAGCACGAACTTCGAGGACTGGCCCTCCACCGGCCGCGGTCTCCCGACCGAGTTCCACGACGCCGTCGTCTGGTACGCGGTTCGCTACTGGGCCGAAACGCGCGCGAAGCTGGACATGTTCCAGATCGCGGACCGGCGGTTTGAAGAGCTGATTCGACCGATCAAGGCAAGGTATCTCCCCGCCGCAAGGATCTGACGTGGCCGCAAAACAGCAGGTAATCCCAATCACCGGCGGCCTCGATCTCGCAACCGACAAACTCTCCGTAGATCCGGGCACCGCGCAGGCGTGCCTGAACTACGAGGTCGGCATCAACCGCGGGATCCGGCGCATCGACGGCTTCAGCCGATGGGACGGGAACCCGATCACCTCGTACGGCTTCGAGTTTGAGCTTCTCCTACCCTCCGCGAGCCCGGGGTTCACCGTCGGGGAAATCGGGACTTTGATCTACATCGACGACCTCACCGGCGAGACCGTCACGACAACGCGCGCGGTCGTGGATCGGGTGGATACGCCGGTGCTGGTCGCCGAGGATCCGCTATATCGGCACACCGGGTTCGCCACGCTGCTTGAACCGATCAACCTCTCGACCCCCGGCAGCCTTGCGGGCTTCAACTTGACCCTCGGCACTGCCGAGTCTGCGTCTACCGAGTGGCAGCCCGGGAGCTACGCTGGGTACGCCGCACTGGTCACCGCACTCCCCGGCGACTCGATGACCCGGGTGCCGGGGCTGCACTTCTTCAACGACAAGCTGTTCGCCATCAACGACCTCGTTGCGATTCAGCTGACCCCGACGGCTGCGCCAATGCCGCTGGAAGGCGCGCCGATCTACGGCGGCACGCGCACGAGCGCCATCGGTACGCTGGCGCTGGCGCGCACGGTGGACGGCACCCCGGCGGACGTCATCTGGGAGCTGTTCGACTACAACGTCGGGCAGGACATGGCGGCAGCCACCGAGCTGTACACCCCTTGTGCGTCAGCCAACCTCGTCCGCAACGGCAACTTCTTCACCGCCGCGGCGACCGCAACCGACTGGACCAACCCGACAGCCGGGTGGGGGTTTACTTCCGGTGCCGCCGGCGTCGCTACGGTCGCGGTTGCAGGTGCGAGCCCTCTCACCCACGCGCTGGCGGGCGTTGCGGGCTATAGCTACGAGATCACCTACACGATCACGGTCACCGCTGGGCAGATCACCTCGGTCGGTATCGGCGGGGCCACCAGTACGACGCCGCGCACTGCCAGCGGCACCTACACCGACACCCTGACCGCCACCGGCGCGGGCGTGCTGACGATCACCCCCGACGCTGCGTTTACGGGCACGGTGGATGACGTCTCGGTCCGCATTGTGGCGCGCGACCTTGCCAACAACGGCTCGTTCACCGCACCGATCACCGAATGGACCGCAGGGGCCGGCTGGACCACGGCTGGCGTGGCCACCGCGACCAACAGCACGCTGACGAACAGCCGCGCCGCAGTCAATGGGCTGACCTACCGTCTGCAGTACACCATCACCAGTTACAGCGCCGGAACGGTCCAGCCGACCTTCGGGGGCGTCACCGGCTTCTCGCGTTCGGCCGCAGGCACCTATGCGGAGTACATCACGGCGTCGGGTGCAGGGCAGCTGATCTTCACAGGCACCGGGTTCACCGGCGCCATCGACAACGTCAGCCTCGTGCTGGTGGACAAGGTCGGCGACTTGGTTGACCACGTCGCGCCGCTGCGCGCGACGCTCTACTGCGCATACTGGGACAGCGAGGGCGGGTGGACGCGACTCGACCTCGGCCGTCAGCTGGAGTACGTCGAGACCGCCGCGACCGCTTTGGACGCATTTTTCCTGCCCTACGTTCGCCGCGGCTACATCTCCCAGCTCGACGCCGATGAAGTGTTGGACACTGGCTGGGTCGGCTCCGACACGCTAGCTGAAGACATTGGCGGCGGCAGTACCTCATGGAGCGGGCTGGACGCCGGCAACCTGCAAGCCGATGACCTGTCCGAGGCCGGCGATAGTGGCAGCTCACTGGCACTACGCACCAACACGCTCAAGGCAACCTTCAGCGCCGATGCGCTGCAGATCCCCGGGGGTGCGCTGGTTCGCGGGATCGAGGTGCGCGTGTATCGGCGCGCACAGACCGGCGCCAAGGAGGAGCTGGTCACCATCGGCTGCACCAGCACGCCGACACGCAGCAACAAGGCCGACACCACGCGCAATCTGCCGGTGGTCGCCGCCGGCGGCGCGGGGCGCGAGCAGACCTACGGCGGCGCAAACGACGTCTGGGGTAACGGGCTGACCGAGCTGAAGCCGTCCGACATCAATGACGGTGGGTTCAACGTCCAGCTTGCGTTCCGCCTGCAGGGCGGAGCGCTGTCCAGCGTCTACGTGGACGCGGTGCAGGTCAAGGTCTACTACCAAGAGCAGACCCGCAAGGCGTTCGTCAACAACTCTGGCGGGAGCCCTTGGGATCAAGAGATCGAAGTGATCCACTACACGGTCGCCGAAGGCAGCGCGACCACGACGCCGCCCAACGGCGACCGCCGCGGCCTGCTGGTGGTCAACTCCAGCATCGGCACGGCGTATTCGCGCCCGTGGCTGTTCGGCCCGGATATGGGCATCTACACTGAAGACGACCGTGGCGGCGCGCTGCTGGCGTACTGCGCCAGCACCGACGAGCCAATCACGATGGCGTCGAGCTACGCCGTAGACGCAGAGGACGCCCAGTACGTCTTTCACTCCGCGAACCCCTACGCCAGCGATCAATACGACGTCACCTTCATCGTCAACGGTGCCGAGCACGGGCACATGTTCGACGGGGAGCACCTGCTGCCGATCCAGACCGGCCTGCTGACGCAATTCGAGAAGCCGCGGCACGTCGTCTGGGCGGGCACCTACCTTGCGATGGGCTACAAGACCGGCTCGGTCTCGGTGTCCGACGTAGGAGACCCATTGACCTACCTCGACGCCGCGTCATTGGCCGCGGAGATCGGCGCAGGTGATGCGGTCACCGGGCTCGTCAAGATGAAGGGCAACAGCCTCGGCGTGTTCACCGAAAGCTCAATCTCCGCGATCCAAGGAACCGACCCGTCGACCGGGCTGGAGCGCGTGGAGATCACGCCCAATTCCGGGGCCATCGAGTACAGCGTGTTGGACATCGGACAGCCGGTCTTCCTCGACTTCGGCGGGCCTGCGACGCTGGCGACGACCGATCAGTACGGCGACTTCAGCTCCGGGCGGCTGGCGGAGGGAGCCACGCCGTGGTTCCTCGAACGCCTGCAGCTGCCGACACGCAACCAGACGACCGACAAGACCTTCCGCGCGGCCTACGTGATGCGCAACAAACGTCAGTGCCGCTACGTCTTCGCCGACGGCTGGCAGGCGACCCTCACGTTCACCCCGAGGGACGGGGTGGCGGTTACCACCCAGCGCTTCTACGGCGACTGGCAGGACCGGGACGGGTCGGCGATCACCGTGCTGACCGCGTGCCACGGCACCACGTCCACGGGGCAGGATGTGGCATTCATGACGTTTGCCCGTGACCCCGAGCACTCGCGGTATCGGTACGTGTTCCAGATCGACGCGGGGCGTTCGTTTGACGGTGAGGAGATTATCGCCCAATGGACCACCCAGCCGCTGCAGATGGGGCCGCCGTTCTACCGCAAGCACCTTGACCAAGTCGGATTCCACGGGCGGGCCTACGGGTACGCACAATTTAAGGTGTTCAAGGGGTTCGACTACACCACCCCGGTCAGCGACGAGACCACCGGCACGTCGACCACGGGCACGCTGTACGACTTCGGGGTCTCCACCGGGGCGTCGATCACCGAGGGCTGCTACAGGGCCATTCACACGTTGCGCGGCGAAGGCGAGGATGTAACGATCCTGATCGAGTCGATCAGCGCCAGCATGCTGCCGCATACGATCCAAAACATCGTTGTCCGGTTTGAGCCGGAGGATCCGAAGTCATGACGGCTGTTTACGACCAGAACACTGGGCAGTGGACGCAGCGACCTGCGCATGAGGGGCCGGTCACCGGCGGCCTGATGCGTTCCGGGTCGATGTACCTGCGCAAGCCCGGCGCCAACGAAACTGTCGCTGGCAACATGGCCCAGCTGCAGTCATCTGGCAATCCGCTGATGCGACTGGCGGGCAAGCAGGGCGAGGCTTTCGCTGCACGCCGGGGCTTGCAGAACTCGTCGATGGCGGCGCAAGCCAGCCAGCAGGCGGCGTTGCAGGCGGCGATGCCTATCGCACAGGCGGACGCCCAGATCCACGCGCAAGCCAGCGCGCAGAATGCGGAGGCGCTGAACGCTGCGGCCATCGCCGAGATGAACCGCCAGACGGCCAGCGCGCAGGGCGGGGGTGTCCAGATCGGACCCAACCAGCTGGACGCCGACATCGAGTTCGAGCGCCAGCAGCAGCTCATGCGACTCCAGTCGGAGTTGAACATCAGCGAGGCCGAGGCCGGTCGCATTTTCGACCGCGAGATGACGCTGGGCGAGCGCGAGTGGCGCAGCCGCGAATCCGGGCTCGACCGCGGACTGAGCCGCGAAGAGTGGGCCGCCCGCAGCGCCGAAGCCGACCGCGACCGCGGGTGGCGCAGCGGCGAGTCTGCGCTGGACCGCGACTTCGGACGCGAAACTCGCGCTTGGGAGCGCGAGAACATGAACAGTGAGCAGCGGTTCTCGATGTTCCGCGACATGATGCAGATGATGGGCACCACGCTCTTTTCCGACCCGTCGTACTGGCGTGATCAGAACGGCGCGAGTGGGTTCATCGACTTTTTCACTTCGGAGTTCGGGAGTGTTTTTGACCGATTCTTCGGCCGTAATCGCGGGGGCGGAGGTTAACCATGTCTTGGTGGGCAATGGCGGCGCAGGCGCTTGGGAGCGCGTTGAACAATCGCAGCTCGCGCAAGGAAAACGACCGCAATAGCAAGGAAGAGCGCGCCTTTTTGGAGCGGCTGGAGCGGCTGCAGGCGGCCAACCGCCGGGCCGAGCTGGAGGCCGGGCGGCGCTGGGATCTGGAGGATCGGCGCTACAAAGAGGAGGCCATCGGCGGGTTCCGCTCCCGGTCTCGCGGCGACTACTTCTCCCCCGAGTACACCGACACCAACCCCTCGCGGATCGAGGTGCCAGTCGTCCCTGAAGACAAGCCGACAAGCAACTCCCGCCGCAAGAGCGGGCTGATGCAGATGGGAGGGTGAGATGACGCCTCAGATGATGCCGCCCGAAGCCGCGCCTGCCGCGGCGCCGATGACGCCCGAGGACGCACTCAGTTCGGCCCTCGAAATGATCGTGTCCGAAGACTTCGCGCCGGCAATCAGCGCTGCGTTCGAGGGGTCGAGTGACATCCCCACCGCGGTCGCGTTGCTGGTGTTCCCGATCATCATGCGGATGCAGCAGGAGCTGGATCTGCCGGACGACGAGCTGTTCGGCACCGACGAAGGTGACGGCATCGCCATCTATCTGGTGCAGGAGTTGATCGACATCGCCGGCGAGGCGGGCTACCTGCCGGAAGAAGGGGACGAAGAGATGGGCCGCCAGCTCGGCGAGGCCACCGTTGCCAAGCTGGGCGAGCTGCTCAATCAGGCAGGGGGCGCGATGGGTAGCATGCCGATGCAGCCCGGCGCCCCGGCGCCCGGGGCCGCACCGCAACCTGCGCCGCCCCAGCCGGGTGGATTGATGCAGGAGGGCATGCTGTGAGCTTCCTCGGAGACTTCGCTGGCAGTTTCCTGACCGCGGCCGGCAACGAGGGCATGCGCCGGTCTGACGAGGCCCGCCAGCTCAAGCTGCAGGAGGCGCTGGAGCGCCGCCGCATCCGCATGCAGTACGAGGCCAAGTACGACCTCGAACCGCAGGCGCCGACCCCGTTCGGCGCGCCGGTGCAGCGCGGCCCGGGCAACTGGGTCCAGCAGACCAAGGTGCCCACGCGTGCCCAGTTCGACGAAGAGAACCGCATCATCCAGCCCTCGCTGATGCAGGACGGGCCGGAGTACACCGTGCCCGACCCGTACGCGCTGGATCCGAAGGATGCGGCGATGATGGAGTTCCGCCGCGACAAGGCGGAGATGGACGCGGAGAACTACCGCGAGCGCACCGAAATGTACCGCAGCCGCCCGAGCGGCAGTGGCGGGAGCGGAGCGGCGCCGAAGACCCGCACCGTCTACGACCGGGAGACTGGGGAAGCGGTTCAGCAGGAATGGACCAACGGTAACTGGGTTGAGGTGGGGCGCGGGCCTCGCTGGAAAACTGACGACGCCAACAACGACGCCCCGAGCCGCAAGCCGACCCCCACCGAGCGGCTGACGGCGGTCAAGGGGTTGAAGGAGTTCAGCACCGAGCTGACCAAGACGCAAGGGGTGGAGAACATCCTCGCACTGGCGGAGTCCTACGGCGCCCCTGTCGCTGGGGTGGAGATGGGCAAGTGGACCGAGCCGGGCAAGATCTTCGGAGAGTTCAGCCCGAACGAGCGGCAAGGCCCGATGTACAACGGCAAGCCGCTCGACGAAAACACCGCGCGCAAGCTCGTTCGCGAGCGCGTGGCGCCGCTGTTCGACGTGGACACGCCGAGCGATAAGGGCGGCGATAAGGGCGGCGCTAAGAGTGGCGGCACGCAGCCTGTACCGGAAGAACTCAAAGGCAAGGCACCCGGGACCGTCGTGGCCGACGCTCAGGGTAACGAATGGGTGATCCTGCCCAACGGGCAGATGGAACCGAAGCGATGAGCTGGCGGGTCGTTTCAGAGCCCGCGCCTGCATGGCGCGTGGTCTCGGAGCCTGAGGCGCCGGCGTCCAAGGCTCCGGCGTCTGAGTGGACGGTGGTTTCAGAGCCACCGGCCGACTCCCGCGTCCCCACGCGCGGGATGAACCGGCGCGGAAACCGCCGCAAGCGGGAGACGGCAGAAGAAGCGTTTGCCCGCCGGGAAGAAGCGCGCCAGCTCGAAGAGCTGAAAGTCCAGATGTCCGAAGAGGGCCAGATCGGCGTTTGGGGCACTGATGGCAAGCTCCGCGAAAGCAGGAAAGCCAGCCGGTTTGACCGCGATCTCAACATCGAGGATGCCGCTGGCCCGCTGGTCAACCTCGCACCGCAGGCGGCGGCCGGCGTGCTGCGCGCGGGCGCCGTCACGGCAGGAACTGCGGCCGACGTGCTCAATCAGCCGCTTTACGATGAGGAGGCTTTGCTGTTCGGCCCCAACACGGCGCCCGCGTCATCCCGAGGGGTTGCAGCGCCCGTAGCGGACCAAACCCAATACAGCCGTATGGGGGCCGACTATGCGCAGGCGCTGCAGGAGCACGTAGACGAGCGCTACCCGATGCCTGCTGCGCGCCAGCGCATGCAGTCTCGGATCGCGGACAACCCCTCGTTCATGGGGACGGTCGGCGCGATCCTCGACGAGCCTGTCGGTGCCCTGCAAGAGGCGGCCTACCAGCTCGGGCAGTTCGGCCCGGCAGCTCGAGCGCTCGGCGTACTGGGCGGCGCAGCACTGGTCACCGGCGGCCAAGGCGGTGCGGGTGCGGCGGACGACTTCGACGCCGAGTGGCGTGCTGGGGTGATCCAGAAGTCTCCCGCGTTCCAGAAGCTGGCCGAGGAGATCGGCCCGGATCAGGCGTATCTGCGGCTGAAAGGCGAGCGGATCCAGCGGTCGGTGCTCGCGCAGGGCGGCGTCGGCGCGGCCACCGCGGGCCTGTCCAGCAAGCTCGGCGGCAACTTCGTTGACGACCTGCTGGCGGGCAAGATGGCCGCCGGGTCGGTCGGCAAGAAGGTTGCCGGCGAGATCGCGACCGAGTCTCTGATCGAAGAGCCCGCCGATGTACTCACAGGCAACGTGGTCGCCCGGTCCACCGGCAGCGACCGCGACGTAACCGAGGGGCTCGGCAGCGCTGTGGCGCAGGCCGCCCTGACCACGGCGCCCATCGCAGGTGCGTTCGCCGCACCTGAAGTCGTCGAGGGGTATCGCGTTCGCCGCGCGCTCACCGATCCCGAGATCGACCCTAGCCTCGCGGAAGACCAAGCGCGCCGCGCGGGCCAGATCGACATCTGGGGGAGCACGAACGAAGGCTTGCCGACGCTGGGCGAGTTCGACCGCGCCCGGCGTTCCAACGAAACCGCCACGCGCATCGTCGAGGCCGCGCCGACGCCGGCTGCCGTCGAAGGCGTGGATCTGGCCGCAGGCGCGTTCGACCGCGCGCGCAGCGCGCGCCGAGCCGAGGTGCGGCAGCCGCTGCCGACCGCAGGCGCTGCGATTGCGCCGACGCTGCCTGCGGGCACTCAGCTTCGCAGCGCCGGTCGCATGCGGCAAGAGATCCCTGTTTGGGGCTCGCGCAAACAGGAAGACGTGACGACAGCCGTCACCCCACCCGCCCTGCAGCCGGCAGCGATGCCGGCCCCGCAGCAGGAGGCGCCGCAGCGCTCGATGGACGAGCGCCGGGCCGAGCTGGACCAGCGACTGGCTCAGTTCCGCACCGAGCGCGGCATCAGCCAGCGCGCAGAGCAGGACGCGGCGGAGGAAGGTCTGCCGCCGATGGTGGACTTCTACCGCGAGGACGACGCGCCGGCCGGCGGAGACCGCGTCCGCAAGTCGTCCAGCCGCGTGCAGCCGCGCACGCCGACCTACACCCCCGAGGGTCGCCTCCACGGGACGGCGCCGGAGGACTCCGAGCCGGACTGGTTCTTCGTGGATCCTCGCAGCCGGGACGCGATGGCCGACGAGGTCGCCGACGCATTCCGCGAGGTGGCCGGGGCCGGCGAACGCGCGTTCAAGCTGCCGCCGGTGCCGGAAGGCGTCCAGACGATGGATGGCATCGCTGCGGCCGTCGCGCCGAAGGTCAAAGTCGAGCGCATGCCGGAGGGGTATTCACCGAATGCGTCCGACGTCTACAACTTCACGATGCCGGATGGAACCAAGGCCTCGCTGGAGGTGTTCGGCAACGGCGGCACGCGGCTGGACGCAAGCGCACTCGACGAGGGCAGCGGCTACGGCAGCCATCTCTACGCCATCGTCAACACGTTCGCCCAGCGGAACGGGCTGAAGGCGCTGCCTGACACCGTCCTGACCGAGATCAACAAGACCCGCCGGACCGAGCAGCAGGCGGCATCGGCCGCGCGCACGGGTACGACCCAACACCTCGTGCCGCACCGCACGCAGGGGGTCGAAGGCTTTCAGTTCGAGGGCGACGACCGCCGCAACACCGGCCTGCTGTTCCTCAAGGGCGCGTCGAACGCGTTCGAGGCGCTGCCCATCCTCCACAACCTCACATATAATGAGAACACTCGACAGTTCGAGTGGACCAACGGGGAGGTGGCCACCGATGAAGACTTTCTCGACATCGCAGGAACCGACGCAGCAAGAGAAGTTGGCGTTGGTCCGAGCACGGCTAAAAGAGCTGTATTCGCAGCAGCCGTCGTACGCAAAGCACGCAGCGGCGTTCCCGGATCCGGACGTCTACTGGGACAGGCTGGCGCAGAGTCACTTGGGGGCGTGGCAAAGTCTGCTCTCGACGCCCTCCTCTACTCCCGCAGCCGCGGAGGTGTAGCCGATGGCCAGAGTTCTGTTCGGGGGCAGTCGCCGGGGCAAGTCGGAGATCCCCGAGGCGCGGATCGCGGAAGCGTGCGCGCTTTTGCGGGCGCAGAGCGTGCCGGCGGCGATCTGGCTGGACGAGCTGGAGTCGCAGCGCGTCCTTTGGATCGAGCCGGTGCCGCTTCACCTCGCAATCGTTCGCGGACTGAAAGCAGCGTCTGGGGGGAGCTGACCGAAGGTCTCGGCGCCCGCATGGCGCGGCGCCTGCGCGCCCAGCCGTGGCTGAAGGTGGTCAACACCCGGGCAGAGGTCGAGGAGCGCTGGCGCCGTCAGCTGACCCCCAGCGAGATGGTCGGCGGCTTCTACGCCCCCAACGGTGACGTGTACCTGATCGCCGACGAGATGCGCGAGCAGCAGGACGACGGCTCGTGGGTGGACGTGCCGGCGACCGCCATCGCGCTCCACGAGGTCGGCGTCCACTATGGCCTGCGCGGAATGCTGGGCGGCGACTTCGCCAACGTCCTCGCCGACTTCAAGGCGCTGGCCAAGATCGACGCCCGAGTCAAGGACGCGTTCGACCGGGTGCCGCCGGACACCGACCCCAAGGACGTCGCCGAAGAGGCGCTGGCCTACTTCATCCAGCAGAACTACGACCAGAAGATCGATCTGATCGACCGCATCATGGCGGCGATCAATCGCTTCCTTCGCCGGTTCGGCCTTGACCGCCAGTTCACCCCCGAGCAGCTGCTCGCCTTGGCGCGCGGCGCGGCTGATCGCGCTTCCCGCGGCCAGTACCGTGAAGCCTACGCGGCCCGGCCCGACAGCGCCGAGGGTCGAGAGCGCGCGGCCGTGGACGAGGCGCTGGCGTTCAGTCGGTCCGGCACGGCGGAGGGGTTCACGTTCCAGACCGCACGCGATGGGCGTATGCGCGTCTCAGGCGACCTCGAACGCGCCCGGGCGCTCATCGCCGAGGCGAACATCCCCGCCCGCGGAGCGATCCGCCGCGACGCCCGCGGTGAGTATCTGGACATCTCGCCGACCTTCTCCGACGCAGTTCGCGCGGCTCTCACCGGGCGCGAGAGTACGGCGTCCCGCGCCGGGGCGGTGTACAACCACCCGAAGAACGCGGACGGGGAGTACATCGGCGCCCCGCCGAAATACAACACGGTTCGTCGGATCGGCAAACTCCGCGAGCAGTTGAAGGCATTGGCGCTGGAAGGGGAGAGCGGGCGCTTCTGGTACGAAGAATCGAGCGAAGCCATTCTCGACTTCGTCGGCGGGAACGTCGAAGACGCCGACCTGATGGCCAAACTGCTGGCGATCTATTCGCCGCAGGCCCGCGTCGATTCCAACACAACCCTCGCAATCCGGGCCTACTACCAGCTCAAGGCTGGGGTGCCGGTGTCGGTCAAGACCGCGGTGCAGGACCGCAAAGCGCAGGCAGCGTTCGACGGTGCTCCGGTCCGCCAGTGGATGGGGGAGAAGACCAACAACTTCTACCTCAACCTGATGACCCGCATCGACCCGGCGCGCGTGAAAGACCTACAGGGCGCGACCATCGACATGTGGATGATGCGCGCATTCGAGTACCCCTCGGACGCACCCACCGCTACCCAGTATCGCTTCGCCGAGATCGAGACAAACCGACTCGCCAAGGAGCTGGGCTGGGAGCCCCAGCAGGTGCAGGCGGCCATCTGGGTGGCGATGAAGGCGCGGTCGGAGAACCCGACGGTCAAAGCGAAGACCGAGGCGGATTCGATTGCGGCAGGGGACATGCGCTACGAAAAGCGCAACCGCGTATTCACCGACGACGCTGCGGAAACGCGGCACGCACTGCGCTGGGCGCAGAACGCACTGGCGCACACGCCGACGGCCGAGGATGCGCAGACCGCCGGCTTCCATTTCGGCAATGGGCTGCGCGCCAACGGTGGCCAGCTGGCGTGGGAAGCCACTCCCAGCAAAAGCGTCTCGTTGCTCTCGTGGATCCACGAGAACATGGAGGCGAAGAACGAGCTTCAGGCGCGGATGGCTGACGCAATCGGCGACCGAATCCTGCGCGAGTTCGACATCCTCGCCGAGCCCTCGGTGTTCGGCTACGGCGGCTGGCAGGGTGCGGTGTCGCCCTCGAATCAGGAGCGCGTGGCGGTCGCCGCCGAGTACGTTCCGGTCGAAGGGCTGAAGACCGAGAAGCCGGCAGCGACCGAGATTGCGAAAGCGCGACTCGGCGCAGCTGCTGCAGTTTACGGGCTGCTGCTCAAGCAGGACGGGGTGGCGTGGCATCGTCCGTTCTACTCGGACACGAACAAGGCCAGCAACGGCGTTCACCTTGATTTCGGGCGCCCGTTGACGCCGGACGAGACCCAAAAACTCTACGACGCTGTTACCAGTGCTATCATGGCCAAGGGGGTGTCGGAAGATACCGCCCGGGAGGTCGCCCCGATCCCCCACGAGACGGGCGTTCGGTTCCTCAACTTCGGCCAGTTGGAGAAGAACGACGACCTGTTCAAGGTTGCGTTTGCTGCCGCATCGAAGGCTTTGCCGGAAGGACTGACTTTCACGGCGCTTCGTTTCCGCTCCGACGGCGAGCTGGTGGGGAATGACTGGAAGGAGGACACCAATGGCGAAGGGTATCGACGGCGGATTCTTGAGGCCGGATTCGGGGATCAGCTTGGGCGGCTTGAGGCTGAACTCGGTCCCGCTATCGAGGACGTCTTCCGCGAAGTCGAGCGGAAGTACCAAGGCGGAGAAGTCAAGTTCAGCCGTTCTGGGGGTCGCCGAGGTGATGTCGGCGGACCTGACGCAGCTGGCAATCGACTCGGACAAGCGCTTCCGGAAGGAGGCGTAACACCGCCGTCCTTCTCGGCCCGCAAGCCGCAGAAGGATGCAGTGGCCGCGCTCGCGGTCCACTACTCGCCGGTGGGAGGGTTGAACGCGTTGGACCCGACCTTCGCCGGCACCGCATTCGCGGGGGGCGAGCGTCGGCGCTTTGGCCCCGGTCGCTTCGGGCTTGAGAGCCCGCGCCTCAACTTCTACGTGCAGGAAGACGGCGGCCCCCAGCCCGGCAAAGAGCAGGCGCTGGCCTCGGCCAAGAACGGCTATTCCGTTCGCCTGACGAACCTCTACGACTACGCCGCTGACCCGCGAGGGATCGTCGCAGACACTTACCCTAACGCCGACGCACTTGAGGAAGAGGTGGCGGATGCCGGCTTCGACGGAATCCTCTACGACGCGGTTGCCGGCATCCCCAACCGCACCGCGATCCTCTTCGGGTTCAAGAAGAAGGTGCCGGTGGCGCCGGTGGAAGACGCCGGGGTGTTCGGCGACGACCGCATCCTGAAGT